GAGAAACCTCTGAGTTAGACAGGGTAGCGTCTCTCGGCGCATGCTGGATAGGTCACCATCGTTCCGGTTTGACCCAGAACCTAAGATCCTCTCGGATCCGACCTACCCAACTGATACCATCCACAGTTTCCCGTGGAAGATACCAACCCTCCCCTTAACATAGATGAGCCCTATTCGGTTCGGAGAACCGATCCGGCGTCTCTTCTAACCGTTAGGTTAGCGAGTTGGGTATCTTACTTCACTCGTGATAGAATAGGTGATCTATTTCAATTCCTGTTTTCAGTCACGGCTTCAAGGCCGGGCTCAAGATAGGGTCGTCTGTATTCGATACAACGACAAGAGAGCTATTCGGATAATCCGATTCGGCGTCTCTTCCTCTTTCGAGGTGATTTGGTTATCCTACATCACTGTGGGTAATGACTCCACAGCTTCTGGGCCGAGCTCACGATAGAGAGCTCTTGTCGAAGTTCGATTCGGCGTCTCTTCCCTTTCGGGCGACTTGGTTATCCTACTTCGGAACTTTCTGGATAGGTGGCCTATTTCAGCTCCTGTTTCTGGAAAGGTCCTTCAAGGCCGATCTCAAGATACAGAGGAAAGGTTGTATCTACAACCAATTATCTATGCCTTAGGCTCAGATGGGTTAACAGTGGCTCTAAACAATTTAGAGTGACGATACCAGCGCTTAAGTACCTTGGACTCTTGCATTAGAGGCTTCGCCTCCGATACTCGAGTTTGCAGGTTCCGCGGCAAAGGTAACGCCCCCAGCTCAGTTTCGATTTCTCGAAATGTGAGCCAAAGGCTCTCTAAGCCCTCCCAGTCAAGGGAAGGTAAAGAGAGTTCCTCTAATTTTGTCCGCAGGTCCCGATAGGTTATAGCTACGTCCAGAAAGGCATTCCGATACACTGTCTCATTGAGAGAATCAAGAACCTCGAACGGGGTTCGAGTCTCGGTTCCTCCGTGAGTAGTCTGTCGGTCGATCCCTCGCTGGGTAGTTCCATAATGTTCCCGATCTCTGTACACCGTACCTAGTCTCTTAGCCTCCGTTATTAATGGAAGATAAGACTCTAGGACCTCAAGCATGAGTTTTACCTCTTGCTCAAGGAACTGGGTAACAAGGCCGGGAACCCTAGCCTCTGTCGTTCCATAGAGCGAAGTTATCGATTTTCTCGGTAACCAGCTCTTAAGATCAACATAGCCAGGCCCACAAGGACCATAGTAGGTCAGACAGTAATTCCGAAGCCTCTTGGGCATTCCGAATAGTCTTTTTGATGCATTGGCCTTCGCTTTATACCCATATCCTAAGACGGATAACATCTGTCCGAGGGTTAACGAGTATTTTCGCACGAGCTCAAGTAAGCCAGCAAGAGATTGCCGGCCCATAATGAACTCAGCGAAAGGAACCATAGAAACGTCTTTCCCTTTCAGGAAGGTACGCTTCGCAAATTCCAATGCGTTACCAGTACGGGAAATCAGAGACTTATGGTCTCCTATTCCTACATCTAAAGCTTTCATCAGC